CGCCGTCTAACTGATCACCATAAGGCGTGTACGTATATCCTTGGTCTTGCATGTAGGTGTCTGCTAACCCGCCAAATAATGCGGCTCCAGGAACTACTGCGCGTTGCATTGGGGTCATTTGGTTGTAACGCTCACCAAGCCATTCTGGAACTGTTGCGCCAACACCGTAGACTGCAGGCTGACCGCCACCAGAAACAGTGCCACCTCCATCACCTGAGCCATCACCTCCGCTTGATTGAATTGCGCCTGATGGCATGAAGTTACTTGCGCCAGCCGCGCCAGGCATCAGACCAGTCTGTGGATCAACGAACAGAAGATTGTAGTTCGCCGCTTGTCCTGGCCGACGATTTTCAAACTCAGCTACTGCTTGATCGTACAAATCACCAGAGCTGTATCCTGTCACTCCGCCTTCATAAGTTTTAGCCGTTGGCATACCTGCCATAACGTCTTGACCTGATGGACCTAGTCCAAAAGCAGAGGCTTGATTAGCAACGCCTTGCCAGGCTCCCTGTAGCATCGGGCTTGGAGCCGCAACATCTGGCCCATAATATGGCATGTAGCCAAGCTCAGAAGTTTGTTGTGCGCGACCAAGGTTTTTTCTTGCCGCGTCTTGCATCCAGCTCGGTATTTCTACGCTCTGCGTAGTAGAACCGCCTTTTCCGCCACTCATATTAAATCTCCATGCCCATCACAGTGTACTTTTCGGACCAACCATGCTTTGGCAAAACTTTTGCCCAGCCCTTGCGTCCCGCAATTGACATTGCTGTACACCCGTTCATTTTACCAAACTTTTTGGCAGATTCCTGAAAATCTACGATTTGTCCCATTTCTCCGCCTGCTAGAAAAACATGCAACACTTTTTTATTAGGATAATTGATGATCTGAGTCACAGCGCATCCTCTTTCGCCGGACCACAGTTGCATCGTACCAGCAAGAACTTCATCAACGATATTCTTGAAGTCGTGCGTTCCTTCAGCATATTCCAAAGCTGACTCAATCCATTGTTTACAGCGTAATAGCTCATCCGCTGTTGACGGTATTTGCTGAGCCGCATTCATACGTTCACCTGCGTGATAACCATTGTTGCAGATGGTGACGCTGGATAGGGGCTTGATGCCGCTGTGCCATCAATCGTAAGCCCTGTGTCAGACACTGAAAATGCCGCCTCAATATAATCATTTGCCGCGACAGTGAACAAGCCAGCTCGCGTGATGACTTTTCTATCACCAGAGTTCTTAACCGAATGCACCATTGTGCTATACGACAATGATGAGCCGTTCTTCTTCGGCCAAATATAAATTGTTTTGCTGTTTGAGTTTTCAGAAGCTAACTCACAACTAAACTCTAATTTGTACGTGCCAGCTTTCTCAAAGACAATCCGACTTGTAGTCGTATCATCGATGCTGATGTGGTTGCTGAGCGCCTCATTGGTCCAGGTAATTAATGTTTCTGTGTCAGCCGCTGTGGCAGTGAATGTAGTTGTAGTATATGCAAGCAGGTGTGAATTATGTCCATAAGAGAGAGGCTCAAACGCTCCATTGCGTGTGACCACTGAATGATCTTCTGCCGCATCCCATGCAATGATTCCATTATCAGCCGCAGATTCTCCTCCGCGCAAAAACGGTAGCCGATACAGATTCCTGACCAAATATGAATTGATCCTCTCGCCCCAATCATTCCAGCGTCCGCCGACTGGAGGAGGAGGTATCTCGCTCATCGTTTACCGCCTGGCTCTACATTGATACGCATTGCTCCGACCCTAAAGTCGCTGTTGACCACAGAATCATACCTCACTCTTACTTGCCTGCCTTGGAACCGCACCGAGGTTGGATTAGCCATTGTGTAAGCGCCATACGATCTTTCTGTATCGTTTGGATAGAACCTCGTCTTGAATGTTGCTGTAACCTCGCCCTGCGTCTCTTCATCAGGTATCAATTGATTGACCTTCATGATGCTGTCGCCATTGCCAAGACTGATTGGCCCTGACTCTACAAAGCATGCTCCTCCGCCGTGGTTGAATCCATACTCGTGGAAGTAAAGCTCACCGTCTGCCGTTGCCCAGACAGGATTACGTAGGATTCCAATATCAATTCCTGATGTTCTAGATAGTGCGCCGAATGTCCATACCTTGTCTTTGTAGTCAAATGTGATGTATCTGTCGTTCTCTGTCGATCCTTCTGATGGATAGAACCACCATATCTCTGAGTATCTTGAGTTATGTACGCCACATACTTTTGATATCTGGTTTGTGTTGATATCTCGGAATATGTAATCAGACACATCGCAATTCAGCTCAGATACGATTGCGCCATCAAAAAGGAAAAACCCTTTCTGGCTCATCCAGAATGCCATCTGATCAACAGCAACCAATGAATTAGGCGAGTCAGTGCCGCAAGCAGAGCCTACGCGCTCAAAGCCGTACACGTATGGCGGTCCTTGATAGGTCGCCAGGTGAGCATCTGTGTCAGTGATGATTATTGTTCTTCCGCGCACTCGTGCCGCACACTTGATAGAGCCGCTGGTTTGAAGCTCAATATCACCAGCTTCGTTTGTAGCTGTTGCGGCCCAGGTCGTATTATCTTCTCGATCACACCACTGAACTTTACGTGGGTTGCCACCAGCACCAAGTGCAAAAATGAAACGCTCTTCTGTGACAATTAGAGCAGTGTTGTCTGTTGGAGCATTCGATATGACTGCCGCGTTGTTGCTGACATTCAGTTGCCATTCCCAGAGCTTGCCATCGTCTGATGAGCATGCGACTAGGTACTCGCCCCAGTTATCTAGTGACCAGGTTGTAGCAGGCTCGTATGTTGCAGTGGGCTGTCTTGGCTCGTTGTAATTGCCAGTGTTGTAATATCCGCCACCGTAGCCTGTGTTTTGTGCCGCATCTTCTCTTCCGGTCGCCAATGTCGCAGGAGTGATATCTGTCAGAGTCCCAGATGAACTGATGTAATAAAGTTTGTTGTAAGTGCCAGCCGCAATGTTATTTGATGCATCGTTTGCTCGCCATCCATGCATGCCTCGTGGGGCCGCGTTCATTTGATTTGATGCATCGGTAAATGCGGTCCATCCACCTACTGGACGCAATGATCCTTCGGACCAGCGCATTAGTGAGCCATCGCGCCAACGATTAGACTGCTCGTACTCAGTACCGTTTCTGAGCATCCCTGGTTGCAACTTCAATGGAACAATAGCCATGCGTACCTCTTACGCTAATTCAATCCAACACGCGCCATCCGCGCCTGATTGTGCAGTACCTAGAACTCCGTTACCGCCATCGCCGATATTATTAGCAATTCCTGTATTACCTCCGGCTTGCGTTGCATCACTATCCCAAGGAGGAGTTGAGCCTGCTACACCACTAGGACTTCCCGGCCCTGTGTTTTCTCCGCTAATTGATGGGCTTGCTACCGCGTTATTGTTAAAAGCCGCAATACCGCCACCGCCTCCAGTTGATGTGATTTCGCTATCAGTGCCGAACTTAACGCCAGATGTCTCACCTGCCTCGCCTCGTCCATAGGATGCAAAATTATTCCATAAACTATTGGACGCATTGTCTGTTGCATACGCATTTGGATGCCAAGACTGGTGATGATTAAACCAATATGAAGCGCCTACACCGCCCTGGCCTACCCTAATGCGGACAACAGTTCCTGCAGACTTTGATGCCGATACGTTAGTACGAATACCTCCTGAGTCACCGCCAGAGCCTGCTCCTGCGTCCCCATTATTGTTGTTGGAGCCGCCACCGCCGCCGCCGCCATATAAACTGTAATCCTGTGTAGCTCTTGGTAGCGTGTAGTCAAAGTACACAGATGGGGAGCTATTGTTTGCGTTGCCCCATCGCACTGGATGATTGAATTCTAGAACAGTGCCATCAGCAAAAGATGAAACATCTCTTTCAAAATCAAGATTATTGTTTGCGGTTCCAGTTAATAGACCACTGCGCTCATTTCTTAAATTATATTTGCTTGCAGTTGAGTAGCTAAATCCACTTGATGTGACTTCCAATACATACCTGCGACTGCGATTCCAGTTTGTATCTGTATCACCAGACAGTCTGTGTCCTGGAGCAACAACAATCTCAACAGCGCCTGCCTGGTTTGCCTTGCTAGTTCCTGATAATGGCCCAGCAGACAAAATTACATCAGGAAAATCTGTTGTCAGCTCTGTGCAGATCGTACCGATGTTTGAGCTAGTCACTCCGGTATAAGAAGGCAGTGCCTGGAAAAATAATTGCCAAGAGCCGCTGTCTTTTACATAGGCTTCTTGGATCTCAACCCAAGAGCCAGAGTTCTTGACGTATAACTGCTTAATTTCTCGCCAAGTACCGGAATCGTTAACGCTTAACTTTGTCATGCTTCGTACTTATACCAAACATCACCATCGGAACCGCCTGAAGGATCAGACGTTGACACTGTGCGAGTGCCGTACCCATTCGTTGTAGAGGCCATCTTGGCGGAAGTCACAGCGCCATCAGTGATTCTATCTGTCGTCACCCAGTCATCTGCTGTAATAGCGTCAAACTGTGTTTGGATCGCGCTTGTTACACCATCAGTGTAATTAAGCTCTGTAACAGTAGCTGTGATGCCATCGAGCGCATTGATCTCTGTCGCAGTGGCGGTCACACCATCCAAGATGTTTAGCTCAGCCGCAGTAGATGTGACAGCCGTACCTCCTACCTTCCATGATCCTGTCGTCAGGTTAGGAGCGATAGCAGTCGTTCCATCCAAAAGATCGTCGATGCTATCGAGATTCGTATTTAATTTTTCTCCCCAGGAATTTTCACTGGCTCCAAGCTCAGGCTTTGTTAGCCCATAAGTAGTGGTTGTGGTATCTGCCATAGCTCAATCCTTCCAATATGACGCTATTGTATCACTCGCCCCAGGGCATCCCAACAGCAGACGTAGGATTCTTGTCTTCCTCGATCTTAGCCTGAAGTGCGGCTTCAATCTCATCGACTTTCTCCTGACCACCTAGTGCATTGACCACCCATGTCTTGACTGTTTCCTCAGTCAGATCGTCAAAGGCAATAAAGCCATCAGCATTCGGATCGCCAGTGACAGAGACAGTTCCATAAGCTCCCTTTGAGTAGTCACCATCGACTAGATCAAAGCGGTAGTGGATGTTGTACACGACACCGGATGGTAGTGTGCGTTCAAGTTGTGCGATAGTGAGTTCCATGATTACTCCTGATTATCTAAAAAGGTCTGGTAGTTCGCCTTGACAGTGTCAGTGAACACTGCTGTTGCGATTGCTGTTACCTCTGCTGACTCACTGGTTAAGTCTGCATCAGGCGTCAGTACGTGTCGATGGTAGGATGATGAAATGACTTCACCGTCCTCTACGATTCGGGTTGCTGTGCGTACCTGGATGACGTAGTGATCGTCTACTGCGACTGTCTCGATCTTGTCCTGTACGATTTGTTTAGTTAGTGCCATTGTTTTCTCCTTTGGCTTGGACTGACTAACCTAGAATCCACTAGGCGTATTATCCTTGGCGATACGTAAATTCCCACGCAATATAAACAGCAGTTATTCCGTTTTGCGTTAAGTTAGACCCATCGTAATTTGCGTGTGTTTCATTGTAGTAGCTATTGCTTCCAAACACGCTATCTGTAACTAACCCTATGCTAGAATTTCTAATAATCCCAAATGGTCTTGTAGAACTTGCCGCTCTGATATGCCCTAAAAGTGGCGTGTAGCTTCTTTGTGCCACAAAAGGTAAGCCAGTAATTGTAACGCTACCAGTTATACTACCAGACGGAATAGCAAGTATTCTTTCAATTTGGCAATGGACAATATTTCCTATTTTAGTATATCTGCCTGTAAAGCCTGTTGAGTATCCGTTAAAACTAGGAGTCCACGTACCCTCCTCGTAATCGTCCAACAGATTGTCTGGGACAGTGCCTCCTAGGTAAATTCCACCGGAGAGGTAGAGGTTACGCCAACGAACACTCGATTGGCCTAAGTCCTCTGTTGCGTCTGAGACGTTTCCATTAGCGTAAGCAATTATGCCTGGTGTTCCCACCATCAATCCAGAATGACCAGAGTTACCTGATAAGAAAATGTTGTCAGTGTTGTCTACACCAATAGACCCTATGGTAGTACCGTCTTTGCGGAAGTTAATTATCTCGCCATCAGAACTTTGCCTATTTAAACGTGCAACAGTGCCGCTTCTAGCGGCTGTGAGAGTCCCACCAGAACCATCAATAAGAAGTGCAATACCATCTAAAGTTGAAGACGATCCAACAGTTGTAGAAGTCGTACCAACTAGCAAGTTACCTGAGCTATCGATACGCATGGCTTCTTGTGTGTTAGCAACAGAAAATGACATCGCATTATTGCTATGTTCGTATTCAATCTGCCCTACATCATTATTATCAACATCAGCAAAATTAATTGTTGATAAACCAGTTCTATCAGCCTCTAACTGAATAGTTGCATTACCAGTTGGGCTAGAAATATGTAAGTTATGTTCAGGACTCGTAGTGCCTATGCCTACGTTGCCTGAGCTATCGATTCGCATGCGTTCTGAGCCGCCGTTACTCCAACGGAAGCCACGAAACAGAGAGTTAGAGCTAAAGTAAACGCCTGTATTGTCCAATCCCTGAGTGTAGGTATAGCCGCTAGTAGACTCGTCGATTCTGAATATCTGGTTGGCGTGGGGGCCAGCTAAATGCAGTTTTCCTGAAGGCCCAGTAGTACCCAACCCTAGCCGTGAGGTTGATGCGTCCCAGTAGAAGTCTTGGCTTGAGCCACTGTCATCGTAGAAGGAGATGTCTCCTGACTCATCTATATTAAATAAATTTGTTCCACCATCGTGTGTAACTCTAAAGTCAACAGCACCTTGATTATTGTCACTGTCAATATCAATGGTAAAACCTTGTTTGGCACTTATAGAGTTCGCACCTGTGGTTCCTGTAAATGTAATGGAAGAAGCATCACCATCAACAACCAACCCATCAGCAGTTATTGTTCCTGTTACGTTAATGCCTGTGGATTTCGTAGCGAGCTTTTGTGAGCCGTAGTGGTAGAGGATAGCTTCGCCAGTGGAGCCGTCTGCAACGAAATATAATGCGGTAGCACCAGAGCCATCGTCAGAACTAATTTCTACATCACCATCATTGACGTTCTGAACAATTTTTAAAGTTCCAGTATTATTAGTTATTTTGGTATTAGTGCCATTATGCTCAATCTGAAAATCACCACCGTCACCAAACTCAGCCGCTACACCATCTTTAAACTGGAGTTCTTCAGCACTGGCATCCCAAGTGAGTTTTGCAGTGGTTCCGGTGTCTTCGTAAAAGGAGATGTCGTTGTTTTGATCTAGCGTAAATCCTTTTGAAAGAGGTGCCGCTGACCCGTCATAACCTGTCCAAAGGTTAATTACCCCATATCTGCCATTAGCTTGAATATCCACATCTGCGTACGCACTTCCGCCTGTGGTATTTTTTAGTGTTAAAGCGTATCTTGAGCCGGGATCGTTTGATGACTTTAAAGAACCATAACTATTTAAAAGCAGACCACCGTTGTTACTATTCAGGTCTATATCACCATCAATCGTGGCCTCATCAGCAACCACAGTACCAGTGATGTCTACACCAGATGATGTTGTGGCTAGTTTAACTGTTCCGTCATAATACAAAGAAACAGCACCGTTCGTAATAGCGGCTATTTTTGCCTCTGACCCATCTGCGCTTCTTACATACCAGTTGTCGGCATCAAACCTTAGATTTCCAGTTCCAACTTCTTTAATGTAACTGTGGCTACCATCATGATAAATCTGAAGATCATCACTCGCACCAAAGGTAGCTTTGACGTTATCACCAAACGCTAGATCGCCTGTGAGGGTGTCGCCACTTACGTCCACATAAGTTGACGCTACAGCATCCAATGTAGCTCCATCAGCGGCTACGTCTCGCCCATCGACTGTACCTGAGACAGTGATGTTGCCTGTAACGTCTACGCCTGTTGAAGTGGTAGCAAGTTTTTCTGTGTCATCTGATCCGTACCAAAGTTTGACACCTGCTGTACCGTATCCTGCTGTAACTAAGCGATTACCATTGCCCTGAACTAAACGAATAGCAGAGCCGTTAGTGCTAATATCTAAAGTACCAGTACCAGTATCACTGATGTATGACTTAGTTCCATCATGATAAATCTGAAGATCATCAGAGTCGCCTAAGCGGATTCTGTCGTTATCACCTAGGTCAATGGTTTGTGCAGTGGCAGAGTCAACAGTGATAGTAGTGCCTTGAACCTCAAGGTTGCCTTTGACGACTACATCGTTGTTAGAGGTGAGAGAGTTGACGGTTTGATCGCCAGAGAGTTCTTGGATAGGTTCCCATGCAGACCCGGTGTACACCCGCATCTCACTTTCAGTAGTATTGAAATACAGCGCACCAGTTAGTAGTGCATCGCCATCGTTGTCCAGGGTTGGATCAGATGACTTACTCCCGAGGTAACGGTCATCAAAGCTATCATATACGGCCTCAGCACTTACCTGGGCCGATTCAGCCGCTGTTTGCGCTGTTTCCGCATCAGTAGCACTGCTGGCCGCAGAACTTGCGCTTGAGGCCGCCGCTGTGGCGCTAGAGGCCGAATTAGACTCTGAAGTAGCCGCGTTGTCCTCAGAGGTAGACGCATTGGACTCACTAACTCCTGCATTGTACGCTGAGGTAGCCGCCGCGCTTTCTGATGCCGCCGCCGCGTTCTTTGACGATAGCGCCTGGCTAGCACTTGATGACGCGCTAGTTGCGCTGTTCGCCGCTTGAGTGGCTGATCCTTCCGCGTTTGACTCAGCAGACTCTGCCGCCAACCTTGCAGTGATCGCATTTGCCTCTGCTGTCTCCGCGTTCGCTTCAGCGGTCTGCGCCGCTAGTGCTGATGTATTTGAGGTTGATGCTGATGATGCCGAACTTGTAGCTGAAGTAGCCGCCGCTGTGGCAGAAGTGGCCGCCGCACTAGCAGATGTTGATGCGCTTGTGGCAGACGTACTCGCGGATGTCGCGGATGTCGCCGCATTGGTCGCTGATGTACTTGCTGAATCAACAGCATCTTGAACGTCTGTTGTATCGCCGTAAATAGCAAGCGTATTAGCGTAGGCAGTCTCGGCATTGGACTCTGCAGTCTCTGCCGCTGTTTGCGCCGCTTCTGAGGCAGTCTGAGCGGCCTCAGCCGCTGTCTTGGCTGTTTCTGCCCCGGTCTTTGCCGTTTCTGCGCCAGTTTCTGCTGTCTCGGCATTGGTCTCGGCAGTTTCTGCATTAGTCTCAGCGGTTTCCGCATTTGTAGCCGCTGTCTCTGCACGTTCAACTAATTCAACAATATTCGCTTCTTCTGCGTCTGACACATCTGTCATGCCAGACGATTGAGTCCAATTGGTATCTATGGTTGTTGAGCCTGAAGTTACATCACCAGAGTCGCCGTCACCCATCCCTGCCTGAGAAGACCAATTTGTTGTACTCATTAAGCATTCCTCATCACAAGTGGACCACCAGAAGAGCGAGCGCGGCTGGAGTCATCTCCAAGGTTTTTAACTGCCGCTCCATACAGTTGCGCCCATATAGCAATACGAGCGTCTTCAGCCAGGTATGGTGCTGATTGTAATAGCGAACCATACAAGTAAACGTCTGGATAGTTAGTCAGAAGCCAGTTATCGTCAGTGTCTGCTGAGAATGCAGGTATCCTGGCGTAGTACACCATTGTCAGCGTGTAGCTAGCGTCTGGCTGTGGAAAGAACTCAATCTGCCCTGAGTTGATTGTGTATAGCCGTGGCTTGCCAGATGTGTCGTTTGTTAAGACTTTCTGCCTGCCGATCTCAGCAATTGATGCGTACTCAATCTGCGCTCCATCACTTAAATACAAATGAACGCCTTCAATCCAGTCTGTTGGCAAGTTCTCAAACCGCTCATCTAGTGTAGTGGTAACCCTGCGCTCTTGTCGCCAGTGGCGTAGATCACGAGCAATTTGCGATTCTGCCAGAGCAATGAAGTCAGGGATAACAGTAGTGAGATCGTCCCGGTTTAAAAAGTCAGCAATCGATGTTTTTAATTCACCGTAGTTAGATAGTGCCATTACTTGCCCATCCTTTGTTGAGCGTATTTTAGCGCCAGGTCAATCAATGCCTCGTCAGACAAGCGCCCTTTGCCTGCATTATACGCCTTTATGCCTGCAATGTTCTCTTCATAATCGCCAATCGCGTCTGACTTACGGTCACTGAACAGATATTGCTTGCCTTGATATGCCCTGGCTCCACTCATCGCCGCTTCAGGACTCATGCCACGAGCCGCCATGTCATAGCCGCCCATAAAGTTGTACATCATGTCCTGGAGGTTTCTATCTACGCGCTTGCCTGCTATCTCTGGGCGTAGTTTCTCGACCATCTGTGGCAAGTCGTTGTAATACGTCTGATGTCCTTCTGTGAAGAACTTATGTAACTCTGAGTATGGTATATCGCCAATGAAGTCGAGTACGTTATAGTTTTGGAATGGATTTGGCATCACTTCTTACTCTTCGATGCGCGAGCTTTCGCTCTTTCAACGAGCTTGATAGCTTCATCGTATGAGCCAACGAGATCGCCGCCAACGCCTGTAGGCACTTGATCGACAAAGTTTGGATCGTAGACCATGAACACTAGGTCAGGCTGACCGCCATTGAAGTCTTCAGTTGCCTTCATGAACTGATCGACAGCCTCATCGCCCCATTCTGACCTGGCAAACTGCTCGTCAAACTTGAGTCGTGCTACAGGCTTAAATCCATGCCTTGCGTATTTTTGTGGCAGTACAGTGTCGAATGCGTTCAGCCATGTAGCGCCGTTCTGCACAGCCGCTGTGACAGCCGCGTCAGAGAATCCTAGATTTGTTCCGCGCTGACTAATGACCGATGACAACTCACCTTTTGGTGAAATAGCAAATCCTGCTGTGCCGTCCTGTGTCGTGAATAGCTGATGATTCTTGTACTCATTCGGGCTATACACATCAACAGACTGCGCCAAAGCACCGCGAGAAGTACGCGCATTGTCCATTGTTTCAACGAACTTGGCGCGAGACTGTGGGTCTTTGTTGAGTTGGAAGACAGTCGGCAACTGAACGCCAGTCGCCTTGGTGTACTCTGGATTAGGCTCTATCGCCTTACCCTTAGCGCCATACGCTAGAGGAACAGATTGACTACTTCTTCCTCTGTAAGCCCCTTGAACGTCTTGCCCGACTCCAGATGATACCTGAGTACCTCCAAATCCGACTCTGAAAGGTTTTGACGCAGATATGAACTGTCTATGCCCCTGAAGGGTGTCGAGCCGTCTTGCGACTTCTCCTGCGGCCTCTGTGTTCCTAAGAGGTCCAAGATCCCTTTGTCCGATCCCTTGGGCGTTTTCTGCGGCGAGGTCAATGAGCGATCCATAACCGATATCCCTTAATGGTGCGCCATATTCTGGCTGTGTTAATAGTGTCGCAAAATCAGGCACTTCTGATATGCGTCTTGTATCCAGCAAACCTTCTTTTAAAATTTGCTCTGCAGGCATGCCAGTTTCTACAGACTGTTCATACAGCGCCTTTGCAAAAGACCATTGAGTCTCTTGCCCTTCAGATGGCATAAGTGGCTCACCGAGCCTCTGCGATGCCACATCAGTTGAACGCCGCCCTGCCGCACTTGCCCCGAGATAGCCAGGGCTGTAGCCGACTACGTTGTCTTTGGTCTTGCTAGAACCAAACATCACTTGTGGAATGCCAGTGAGGTTAGCCTGCCATGCATCGTTTGTAAACCGTAGTAGATCACCCTGTACTGCTTGCGAGAACTCATTGACCTTTGGACCGCTCAATCTAATGACCTGCGATAGATCGTTGATGCCGCGATCAGCCAGAGGTACAACCTGCGACTCTGGCGCTGTCAGTGCTGTGATTGAGTTGTTTTTCCATGCATCAAGTACGCTGTCCCGGCCTTTGTCGCCAAGGACGCTCGCACCCATAATATCGATGATTTTGTTTGGATCGTCTGGGCGGCCTGCTTTAACCCAATTTGCCCAAGTATTAGTCGCATTGATCAGGTTCATCTCAACAGATGTCTGTGGAGACATAGCCGCTAACAAAGCCGCGAACCTCGGGGTATCTTCACCAAACACCTGGCTCAACGTGTTGCTCGTTGCTTGATACCATCCGAGCTTAGGCGCACCTTCTGCAATTGACGCTACCATTTCTTCAGGGTCGATAGCGTTAAATACACTGACCACCTTGGATGCCGTCTTCGGGCTAATGTAAGACGCTTCCTCTGGCGATAGATACTTTAGTACACCTTCTAGCTCTGGCGTTGCTTCAACAGCCTGCGTGAGCTTTGGTGTCTCTTCGATCTTTGCTCCGCCATAACCAGCTATATTTGCTTTTGTCTGTGGCTTTTTGACACCAAGCCCAGTAGGCATTGCACCAGTTGCTAATGAAGCTAACAGTGCATTTTGATCTGACAATCCAAGATTCTTGGCTTCTTCCTGCACGATAGCAGGGGCCATTGATTGCGCGGTTAATCCTGCGACCTTTGCCGCTGTTACTGGGCCTTTAGCAATGCCGCTGACATTTTCACCGATTAACTTAGCACCCTGCCCTTCGATGCCTTGCCGATTTGATATCTGGTTTGCTAATGGGTTAAGCATTGATAGGAGCTTAACTGGATAAACGTCTTGATTTGGATCTTGCTCTTTGAATAGATCGATTATGTCATCGATACCTTTTGCGGCTTGATATGGCGCAGAAACAGCGCCTGCAAGTGTGCCTTTTGCTACTTTCCCTGTTGCTTTCAAATAATCCCAAATACTCATAGGATTAGTTGGCTCGGAGAATGTCTCCATCAGCAGTGGATTATAGCTTCTACTTGCCATCGGTCGGCCTCATTATGTGATCACCAGGCTATTTTATCATTAAATGGCTGTTAGGCTACACCTGCAAGATTTCGACGTACTGGCGTATTCCAAGTATCCTTTTGTCCGAGACCTTGTCTGTAGATTGCAACAAGGCCAAATGCATCTGCACCATGTGATGCCCAGTCATGCTCGGGGCCAAGTCCGAGACCACGGGCCTCGTCTCGTTTCTCGTGATACCAGCCGAGTGCTTCTCGTCCGCCTTTTGTGTTCTCATCGTGAAATCGACAGCTCGGGAACATTCTTCTCGCCGCCTCAATTCTTGATAAGACTGCGCCTGGTCCTTGATTAGGGATGAGCTGAGTGGTAAATCCTGCATCCTGTAGGAATCCTTCTGGCGTGACCTTGTAGACCATGTCGTGCTTTCTGCCATCGTGCGGCAGAACCATTAGCGCGTCCTCGTATCCTTTCTGTCGTAGCCAGTTGACGTGCGACTCAAACGGCTGACCGACAGCCTCGTAGTAATCCACGAGACGTACCTCTTCACCAATGTACTGCACCATCCAGATAGCAGTTGCATCCGACTTCTTGGAGGTTCCGCCGATGTCCCACACGGCATGTAGTTTGACAAGAGGATCTTTTCCAAAGAATCCGATTCGACCTTCAAGTTGGGCTTCCGATAAATGACGCGCATAGTAAGCGCCTTCAAGAACTGTCGCATACTCGCCCTCCCATACATGTGGATAGCGATCAGGAGTCATGCGTAAGCAGTCGTCCTTCTCTTGCACTAGCACGTTACTAATCCACGGGTTGTGCTTCCAGTTAGCGTTGACGACTACAGCACCTGTTGGCCTGTTCTCACCTCGCAATAACTGATCAATCGCGTCTGTTGGTCTGTTAGGGTTCCAGGATGCCCAGATCTCTGAGCCTTCCTTCCGCATGGTTGGAGTCAGTAGCTCTAGCGATCTGTGGCTGAGTGACTGCGCCTCTTCAATCCATGCTCGGTCAAAACCTTCTAGCGACTTGATAGAGTCAGCAGTGTGGTCTTGCATACCAGTAAAGATGATTACTCCATCACCTGGAGTCTCAATGACCTCACGATAGACTTTGAAGCCTGCCCGCTCTCCGAGGTTGTATGCCTGTAGCTTGTCCTCGATCAATCGCTTGCTCGACTGCTTGAGTGACTTCTGGACCTCTCGGATACATGCCGCTCGCATGCCAGGAATCATCAATGAATCTTCTATCAGTAGCTCTGCAAAGAAGTGAGACTTGCCGCTACCTCGTCCGCCCCAGGCTCCTTTGTAT